GCGAGGTTTTTCGCGTATGCCGGTGTCTCCGCCCATTTGGCGATGACTGTCAGTTGGTCGGCGCTGGCAACAAGTAAAATCTGTTCCCACGTGTCGATTTCTTCGCGGCGCAAGGCCTTGATGGCGCGAGCGGCTTTGCGCCCGAAACACGCCACGAGCCATTCGTTGGTTACGCGGTTTTTCGGTCGTCCTTTCGGATTGCCGGACTGTCCCGGCTTCCACGGCGCGACAAGGTTTTTTTCATTTGCCATTTTCGGTGATTTCTTCGTTCTGTTCGGTGTTTGTCTTGTCGGCGTCTTTATGCCTTGGCTTTTGGCCATCGGTCAAAATTGCGTGACGTTCTGCCTGGGCGATGTTCTCTCCTTTGTACATGCCGGCATTCATTCGGTCTATTTCTGAAAACGGCAGTATTGGCACGGTCAACTTTTCTCGGCAGCGCTTGTCGAGAAAATAGATATACCTCAACTGGAAGCCGGGTATCGGCTTTGCTCCGAGTTTTATCCATTCGCCAACAGCTCTATATTTGTGCGGTATGCCTAAAAACGCCGACTGTCTGCGCATCGCAGGGTTGTCGTAGTTCGCCGTTATTGTCATGCTCGCGATACGGTCACCGCTTGGGAATAGATATATTGCCTTGTTCGGCTTTATGCCGGTAAGTACAAAATTAGAGGCGCGGTATATCGTACCGTCTCCACACTGCGCACCGTCAGCAAACGAGATTACCCATTTGATGTGTGGCGCTTGCTTTTTAATCATGCGAAGCGTTTTGCCGATGCAAAAAGACTCTGAATTTCTTGGCAAATAATCGTCGAACGCCATGCGGTTCAGCTCGAGGGCTTCGTTCCAGCCCGTCCCCTCAACGAGCGGCAGCACTTTGCTCTTGTCCATACTTGGCCCGTATTGGAGAACGCCGTGAAGTCGTCCGTCAAGAAAAGCCCCGAAGTGAAGGCTGCTGTTGTTGACAACTTTCCCGGAGTAATGATGAGCTCGCACAAAGGCGTTGGCTATTCGTGCCGGTATGACCTTTATGATGATTTCTTTTGCTCGTCCCATTGTTTTGAAATTGCATAAATAATATTTGCTTCGTCGTCGGCGTTACCAAAGCATTCGCCAGTTGGTATGCCTGCGTTTTTGGCCTGTTCGATTATGCGGTCGATATAGTCGGATTGTTCCGCGCTGAGCGTGAATGTCATTGTGCGTTCTCTCGTCTGTTCGCCCTCGGGCAACGAGAAATCGTCCCCGAAGTCTTCGGGTGACGGCTGCTCAAAATCGGACGGCACGGCAATATTGGTTGCCTCAAGGTCTACTGCCGACCATTTATCGACCAAAGCGTTGAAATCCCATTGCCCAAAGCTGGCGTTACCCAGTAGTATATATTTCGCAACGACTGCCGGCGGCGTATCTTCGGGGATTTTTTTCGCGGTGATTGTTTCCCATCCTAACGCAATGGCTGCACGCAGGCGCATATTACCCGATATCGCTACCCAGCGGCCTTGGTGCGGATATACAATCAGTTCGTTGATTTTTGTATACTCCGCATCTCGTTGCATCGATGTTTTTAGCGTCTCAAAGTCAATTTCCGCCATTTCGCGCGGATTGGCCGGTATGCCCGGCATCTGTCCTGTGTTCGCGTCTATGTCGGCCACTCGCAAGACTATACTTTCGACCGGTTGTTGTGGTTTCTTTCCCATTGGCAAAAAATATAAAATAATGCATTCCCGTTGCGGTTCGCGTTGTCTGTGCGTTGTGCAATATCTTTCGGCATCTGTTCGCGCGCCTTGCGGATTACGTCTTTCATAAATTCGACTTGTTCCGGAGCAAAAGTGAAGTGTCGGCAAACTCCACCCTTTTCGTCTTCTTCTCTCCTCTCACCTTCGTCTTCTTCCGGTGTCGGAATGTTAATCGCGGCATCGACAATATCGTTGATGTCGTACTCGTTGGCGAGACAATCGAAGTCCCATTTGCCGAAACTCGCGTTATCGAGAAGAATATATCGGTTGAGCGTTCCGATGTCTGTATCTTCGGGCAGTGGTTTGGCAATTACTTCCGTCCATCCCAGCTCGCGCATGGCCTGCAGGCGCATGTTGCCTCCGATTGTTATCCACTTGCCTTGCCAAGGAAATACTTTGAGCTCGTTTAGCGCGGTAAAACCACGATTTTTTGCCAGCGAATTTTTGAGCTTTTTGTATTCCGTGATTGTGATTTCACGGGGGTTCGCGTTCAACCCCGGCACTTGCCCGGTGTTATTTTCGACCTCGTCAATAGGCAAGACAATACTTTGGATGAGTTCGACGTTCTTTTCTGCCATATCTATTCACAATTAAAACGGCACGTCATCGAATGTCTGTGCCTTGGTGTATCCGCGTCTTTTCCTTGCTCGCGTTGAGCGCATGAGGTTCACTGCTGCCCATTTTCCACTTCCTGTGCTTCCTGCCATAATCTTAATTTTTGAATTGTTTTTTGGTCATGTCCGCCCACTGCGTTTTGCGCGGCGCGGTGTGGTTTATCGTCTTAAAGCGTTCAATAATCGGCCTGAACGCTTCGTCATAAAAATCATATAATTCGGCGTTCTCCTCGATTGTGAATTGCTCAACGTTGCCCGAAGTGCGGAGGTTCGCCGAGCCGTGGATTACAATCTTTTTACCGCCGAGCGTCTCGAAGTGCACGGTCTTGGTGTGGACGAAAGCCACCGCCAGTTGGAAGCGGTTGTCGATGTCCAGCTCCTGGTACATGTATGGTATCAGGCAGTGTCGCTCGTGGCTGAAAAAATAATCGCTAACTATCATATCGAGCCGGTCGATATACCCTTTTTGCATCAGCGTCGCGATGCTGTCCACGTTTTCTTGCGAAAGCGACAGCGTGGTGATTGTCATTCGCACGGCCTTGCAATTATTGCGAACCATAAAAGCCTCGATAAAATCGCCAAAAACAAACGAGCCGGATACGATGCAGTCATATCGGCTGCGCTCGGTGAGGTCTATTTCATTGGCCAACGCTGCGGCATGCTCGAACATAATTTGCCGCTCTTTCATTGGCACGAGTCGCGGCTTGATGTAGCGGTTGGCTGTGTCGGCCTCGGCGTCAAGGTCAAGGTCGAAATTGTCAAGGTCGAGGTCGGGAACGTCGAAGTTGCCGAAGTCGGGTATCGTTATGTCGTTTTCGTTTTTCATTGCCACAAAGTTAATTAAAAATCTGATTATATCATAATCATTTAATTTTGTTTATTTTCGATGGCTTCGCGAAGCATGGCCAGCGTGGATGCTGAGTACAACTCCTGCGGTGTCGTGCGGAATACTCGCCAGCCCATGAGCGTTGCGGTATTGTATTTTTCCATGTCGCCAAGGAAGCCCTTGGGTGATGTGTGCCGTCCTCCCGTCCACACGCCACCCTCGACTTCGAGGGCTATCTTGTGCTCGGGGAGAGCATAATCGAACCGCCACCGCCGTGTGTGGTGGAACTTGAACTCCTTGACACAGGTCTCGCCGAGGTCGGCCTTGACTATGGACGTGAACAGGTCAGTTATTTTTTGCTGATTATTGGTTTTCATACCTTACGCCGGTGCTCCTCATAGCCTCCGTGAGCAGGCTTGAAAAAGTGCTGACAAATTTCTCATTCTGCGACAGAGAGAACTCAGCCATTGTGTCGAGGATGCTATGGGTCAACTCGTGGTAGAACGTGTTCTCCTTGCTTTCCTCAGACTGGACGTATTGTTCGTTGTCTGACATATAGTTTTCGGCAATTTTCACTTTGCCCGAGGCAAGCATACATTCGCCTAACTTGCCACCTCCGAGGCGTTCAACGAGTTCAACGTCAACTCTCACGCCTCCGACCTTGTATTGTTTGGGTATGTTCATTTTGTTATTGGTTGTTATTGGTTGTTATCGATTTATAAGTTTCGCCACACGACCGAGGTCTATAGGATTGATTTTTCTTTCATAGCAGAGATAATCTGCTGCGGTGTCCTTGTCGGCCATATCGCATATAAGGTTGACCCGATACCTAATGGGGTGTCCGTTGCGGCTGTCGCGGTGAACAAGTCGGACGATGGCGCTGAATGGGTCTGCGAGGCTCGCTGTTGTGTTTTTCGGCGGCGGCTGGGTGTTTTATCGTCTCGGGTCATTTTCGGTGAATTTTGAGCGGTTTCTCGCCGTTGAGCTTTTGAGTGATTTGCTTATTGAGGCGGAAGATGTGAATGCCGTGTAGGTATGTTTCGAAATTGGAGCATATTCCAACCCAGACATTCCTGCAGCATTCGTCCTGCAAATCGCATTTATCGCAATTCCCACCTTTCTTGGCTTCATAAAATTTGCCGTCAAACACTACTCCGTTTAACTTTTTCATCGTCGTTCGGTTTAGAATGGCAGGCCGTCATCTTGCCCGGCTTCAGGAAAAATTTGCGCGGTGGCCTCGGCTTCGACCGGTGTCTTGCGTTGAAGCTCGTGCATTCCGCCGATGATTGGCTGTGCTCGGCGCTCGTCCTCGGTCATGCGGTCGTACTCGTCTTTGTCGAGGCGAATTTTGATGCAGTGCGTGTCGTCAAACTTCGGCTCGGCCATGGCTATCGCGGTAAGCGTGAGATAGCATCCTTTCGCGCCATTGTAAAGGCCGCTGTCGTCCAGCGGTATGCAAAGGCAGGGCTTGGTGGCTGTTCTGCCTGTGATGTTGGCGGTGAATGCGCCGGGGATTTTCTTAAGGTCTAATCGAATTGTGTAATTTGCCATTGTCGTTTGTGTTTATTGGTTGAAAATTTCGGTTGGTTATATTCGGCGGTCTTTGCCGGAGATGGTGAGGATATTGCACATTGCGCGGAGGCGGCTGGCTACTCGCT